CAGTCTGATTTCACGACGTGTCACGTCATTGTCGGTGACTCCCTTGCGATAGGCGAGTCGGAGTATCGCCCGCAGCACGGCCCACGCCTTGCGCGCGGCGCCGGCCTGATTGAACGAGCCGAGCCACTCCTCGATGTCGTTCGCGGTGATCGACTCCATGTCGACGTCAGCCCATTTCGGCTGGATGTGGCAGCGGTAGGCCGACTCGTAGCCCACCCTCGTGCACTCGCGAAGCTTCCCGCAGGAGGGCCACCAGACCTCATCCACAAACGTTCCCAACAACATTTCAACCTCCAAAATCCCACACGTGGTTATCGCAGCTTCCAACGGTAGCCACGTGTGGGATTTTCCTTTCGGAAGGATTCCCAATGAGCCAGGAAACCATCGTCGCAATCGTTGTCGCCATCATCGGCAGCGGAGGCAGCGGCGTGTTCGTCACCTGGATTCTGAGCAAGGTCGACCAACGTCACGATCCACTGCATGAGGGCGTCAGGGAACTGTTGTTCTGCAAACTCGAGGCTCTGCACCGTCAGATGGTCGATGCAGGTGGTGTTGCGAGCATTCCGTTGAAGCAAAGCGCGGAACGAATATATGCCGCTTACCACGGTCTGGGCGGCAATGGAACCGGAACCTCGATGATCCAAGACATACGTGACGCGCATATCGCGAACGCAGATTGAAAGATTCAAAAGATTTCCACACCGTCCGTACAAGGCGGACGGTACGGACAAAGGAAAGGAGAGGAATTGAACATCCTCAACAAAGGCAAACCGAGACACAAGCACATGAATCCACGCCGACAATGGCGCAAGCTACTGACCGCGCTCACGGTCGCCATCTCCATGGCTGTCGCGCCAGCCGCGATGGCCGACATGAACGGATACGACATCTCGAACTGGCAGTGCGGCATCGACACCGCGACCGTGCCGGCAGATTTCGTCATCGTCGGCACCACATGGGGGTCCGGCGGCGTATACGGTGGTTGCCTGTCCAACGGCGTCAACACCGACGCGAACCGTCAGCTCGCCGGCGCCGTCAACAGCGGCAAGGAGACCGGCGTCTACCATTACGCGCGCGGCGGCAACCCCGAGACCGAGGCCAGGTTCTTCGTCGACAACGTGCGAGGATATATTCGCAAAAGCGTACTGATCCTCGACTGGGAGGCGCAGGACAACGCCGCCTGGGGCGACAAGCAGTGGCCACGCAGGTGGGCGCGCGAGGTCAAGCGACTGACGGGCGTGAACCCCATCATCTACACGATGGACTCCGGCTACTGGCAGGTCGCCGGCATGGAGACCGAACTAAACTGCGGCATCTGGATCGCCCAGTACGCCACGAACATGGTAACCGGTTACCAGACTGCGCCGTGGAATATCGGCGCCCGCGGCGAGGTCATGCGCCAGTACACGTCCAACGGCAGTCTCAGCGGCTGGTCCGGACGACTCGACCTGAACAAGTTCCGTGGCGACCGCGCGGCATGGCGCAAGTACGCGAACCCTGACGACAAGGGCGCGGCGGATCTGCCGAGCGTCAAGCCGAAACCTCAGCCCACGACCGCTCCGACGGTCGACCTGAACGCCTTGGCCGCGCGCACCATCCGCGGCGACTTCGGCAACGATCCGGCCCGCAGGCAGGCGTTGGGTGGCAATTACGCGGCGGTCATGCAGATCGTCAACAGTCGCCTCGGCGGAGGTTCCGGCGGAACGGCCGCCACAGGTTCGCGTAGCGTCGTGGTCCGTTCCGGCGACACCATGAGTGCGATCGCCGCGAGGACCGGACTCCAGCCGGTGTCCGCCTGGCGTGTACCGAGCGGTGACGTCAATCGGATCTATCCGGGGCAGACCGTCACCTATGGCGGCGCGTCCGCGTCCACCGCTTCGAGCGTGGTCGGAGGCCATGTGGTCCGTTCCGGCGAAAGCCTGTGGAGCATCTACGGCTCCGGCTGGCAGTCGGCTGCCGCACGCAATGGCATCCGCAGCCCATACGTTATCTATCCCGGACAGTACCTGCGCTGAAACTCCCGTTTCCACGACTTTAAGCGTTGTGGAGACGGTTGCCGCAATGTTTAAGGAGGTGAAAAATGGATGAATCCAATAGCCCGCAATCCGATTACCTGCTGCCGGGCAGGGTATACGACATACTCAAGTGGTTCGCGTTGATCGCTTTGCCGGCCGTCGCATGGCTCGTCGGAGCGGTCGGCCCGCAATGGGGACTGCCACACTGCGGCGAACTCGTTACGACCATCAACGCGATCGGTTTGTTCGTCGGCGCTCTAATCGGCGTGAGCCAGCTCACGGCAGCCAAGCCGGACAGTTCCAACGAAAAATAAGTGTTGCACCTGTTTCAGGCCCAACACTTAACCGTGAGTGATTCGTACCCTCATGTAACACGCGCCCCTCTCTCAGCATTGCTGGGGGAGGGGCTTTTTCTTTATTCCGCATACAAACCGCATACAAAGACCGTCACGTTGCGTTCCATACAGTCATAACCAGTCACAATTTACAGGATGGCAAAAGCGTTGAAATACCAACGTTTCTCAATCTCCAAACATTCTGTCAAACCAAACCTAAAAACCACCAGATATAACAGAATGTCGCAGGTTCAAATCCTGTCAGCCCGACCAAAACCGTTGGAAACAAAGGTGTTTCAGACGGTTTGAAAAATCCTTTCCCCGGTTTCCGGTACAAACACGACGATCGTGGGAATTCCTCGTGGCATTTTGTGATATTCGCATAGTTCTGTCTGCCTGGGTTTTCAAACGGAAATGGTATGGATGGCATTTGATTGTCGAGTTCGAGCAAGATACGGGTGCTGTATGGCGAGATTGAAACGTTGTTTTCCACGGGTTTTGGATACGATAAGCCCTATGAACGCATCTCAAGAGAATCTTTGGCCGGCGCCGTTTGCCGGCAAGACGCTCGACGCCACCGTTGTGGTGCCGGGCAGCAAATCCCTGTCGAACCGCTATCTCATTCTTGTGGCTCTCGGGCATCGTCCCGTGCGACTGGTCGGCCTGTTGCGTTCGCGCGACACCGAGCTGATGATGGACGCATTGCGCGCGTTGGGAGTGCGCTGCGAAATCGATGAGCAGGTCGACACCACGGTTACGGTGGTGCCGCCATCCGACGGCCGGTTCCACGGTGGTACGAAGGTGTTCTGCGGTCTTGCGGGAACAGTGATGCGCTTTGTGCCTGGTCTTGCCATGTTCGCGGATGGTCCTGTGGATTTCGACGGTGACGAGCAGGCGTACGCGCGTCCGATGAAGCCCGTGTTGGACGGTCTTGAACAGTTGGGGGCATGCATCGAATACCACGGCGAGGAAGGGCGCCTGCCATTTACAATCACTCCACCTCAAACGGTGAGCCAGTGCGCCGAGCCGAGCGTAGTCAGCATTGATTCTTCGGGATCCTCGCAGTTTATTTCGGGACTATTGCTCATCGGCTCTCGAGTGCCAGGCGGTTTGGAACTGCATCACACGGGGGAGAAGACACCGAGTTTACCGCATATTCGCATGACTGTGGCCGATCTGCAAGGTTCCGGCGTGCGCGCCAACGCAGACGAACACGCCCGCGTATGGACCGTGCAGCCGGGAGCCGTGCAGTTGCCCGAAACCGTGACGGTAGAACCTGACCTGTCGAATGCCGCCCCGTTCCTCGGCGCCGCGCTCATCGCCGGCGGAACCGTTCGCGTGCCTCACTGGCCGGAATCCACCACCCAGCCGGGCGGCCTGCTTCCCGGATACTTGGAACATATGGGCGCTGAAATCAGCTTCCCCGTGATCGACGGCGTCCGGTACTGCGAAGTGACCGGCAGCAGCCATATCAACGGCTTGGGTGATTTCGACCTGACTGCGGCCGGCGAGATTGCGCCATCGCTGGCCGCAATCCTGGTCTTCGCCGACAAGCCTACGCGCATGCTGGGCATCGGCCACTTGCGCGGCCACGAGACGAACCGTCTGGAAGCATTGGTCAACGAAATCACCAGAGTCGGGGGAGAAGCCCGTGAGCTGGCCGACGGTCTGGAGATCGTGCCAGTGCCGGCAACGAATCTCAAGCCCGCCAAAATGGAAACCTACGCGGACCATCGCATGGCGACGTTCGCCGCAATGCTTGGTCTGAGCATCAACGGCATCCAAGTCAAGAACATCGCGACCACCGCGAAAACGCTTCCCGATTTCGCGAATATGTGGACCAACATGCTTGCCTAGCAAGGATTGTCAGAGATAATCCGCAAATAATCCACGATATTGAAAACGGTACGGAAATGTCCTTCCTCCGCAAAAACGGAGGAAGGACATTCTACGTTTGCACAGGATCGTAATCATTCTGCGGATGCCGCTATGTCAAGCCACGATGGTTCTTAGCTTTCCTGACACGGCTTGGCCTTGTCCGGCCCAACATGGCAAAGGTAGTGGCGCTCGCAAACGTCATAATGCCTACGAAAAACACGGAACCAATGGAAACCTGACACCGTACGTAAAGAGGTAAGCAGCGACGAGGCATCCGACACCTTGAGAGGTGTTATCTGGCTCGAGCCTAGAAGGCGGAAAGCATGATGAAGCCCCCGGAAGTTTCGCACTTTCGGGGGCTTCATCATATTGATTGCGATTTTGCGTTCAGTAACGAATCAGCTTGGAATCACTCCCACTCACTTGTTCGAACTGGGAGAGGCATTTTGCGCCCCCTCTGAGCAAAAATTTTTCAACTTTTTTGAAAATAAAAAAAGCCGCCTGTTTTAAATTTGAGGTCAACAGATGGCGGGTAGAAATTTTCATATTTATGATGTATAATATGTGATATTAAAGATTGATAAATCAGAATTCGTAGGTGCGATTGATGAAAATTATTGAAGTTAAAGAAAATAAAAAACAAGGCTCTGTTAGACCAAGGTTGACTTTTTGACTTGTATTGTAGTTGCTGAGTAGCTACAATAGTGGTATGAGAACGGGCAAGGTGGCGCGTATA